AGAAAATAAAGAATCAATGTTTGTTAAATCATATAACAACACATACACTCTTAAAAAATCTTTGAATGAAAACATTGAAGAAAAATGGAATGAAAGTGTAGAAGAAACATTAGAAGAAGCATTAAATGCTGCACAACAAAAGGCATACGACGAATTTTTGATTGACTTGGGTAAGATGTTCAATAAATCAAAAGATGAAGTAATTCCATTTATGCAAAGTCAAGGAACAAGATTCAAAAATGTTCTTGATTATTTGAATCAAAATGTTACTCCAACTCAAGCTCCAACTGCACCAGCTCCAGAACAACCAGTTCAACAACCAAATCAAGTAAAACCATCATTGGCTAAATACATTAATGGAATTAAAGGAAGTGCATTATTTGCGGGGGATTTAGCTGCAAGAATTCAAAAAACAATTGATTTCCCAGTAGATAAAGATGCAACTAAAAATGTTAGATCAATGATTGAATTGAGAACATTTTTAAAGTCACTCAATGGTATTTTGAATACAAATTCTGCCAATTATAGAAAACAAATTGGCGATCCATCCGTATTATTACAACAAGTTAATGAAGACATTAAGGAATATAGTAGTTTAGCTAAACAAATTTCTGATGTAATGCCATCACTTGTTGGTGCAACATTTGAATTAAGACAAATGTATGGTAAGAGACAATCATCTGCTCCTGGCGGAAAAGCTCCTGCTGGTGCAGTTCCACCAGTAATAAAAGAAGAAGATATTAAACTTGGAGGTTCTTTGGGTCAAGCAAAATCTAATTTGAGTGTAGAAGAATTATCAAGAGCAAAATTCTTTTTATCTAAGTTGGTTGATATTGGTCTATTAGTTAAATCAATTAATGTAGCTCAAGCAGATCAAGTTCAAATGAAGAATTTGTATAAAAATCTTCTTGAATTGGCAAATTTAGTAGTAAATAAAAATGTCAAAGGAATTAAATTAAATAAGAAAATTGATTCTGCTTTCCAAGGCAAAGATATATTAGGTCCAAACGCAGTTGACAAAAAACAAAGTCCTGTTAAACAAGGTCCTGGAGATATATTTAAAGAAGGAAAAAAGAATAATTTCAAATTAAGATAATATTTATATCATATGATCAAACTAACTGAAATAGCAGAAACATTGGGAATTAAAAATCAATCCCAATCTTCACAACCAGTTCCACAATCTGTTGGAGAATCACCTGCAGCAGTAAAGACACTTACCAAGGAAGAAAAGAAAGCTCTTTATGAATTGGTACATAATTATAATGAATATGGAAAAGTTCTTTATGAATATCATCAATTGATGAAAGTTGCGGAAAATATTGATAAAATATCACAATATGCCGAAACATATGCATTGAATGAATGTGGTGATTGGATGCAAGAAAATACTGCTATTCGTCATTTCAAAGAATTGAAGAAGATGTCTGAAGCATTTAAGAAAAATGCTGCTAAATGTCAACAACAAAATAATGAAATGGTTAGTTTGTATGAAGATATGGGCAATATTTTAGAAAAATATTTTGAAATTAAAAGTCATTAAAACATTATAAATAGAAACGAAAAACCCCACTTTTTACAGTGGGGTTTATTTTTTTTAAGTTTCTACTGAACCAAGTTCATCTATTTTATTTAACATATCACTGAACGATTTAAATAAATGTTTGGTATCATTTATTAATAAAATATAATCGTCATCTGTTTTATATATTTTATAAGTGTAATCATCCATGTCTTTTTGATTTTTTACTTTTAATACAAGTCGTGTATCACCTTCTGGTTCAAATCCCATTCCATATAACATATCCAATTCTTTCCAATCCCATCCATTTGGATGGTCTATATCATCCAACTTATATTCTTTTTCTCCACTTTTTTTTGTTAAAAATGATTTTAAGTGCGTCATAATTAATTATTAATTTTAATTGCGTCTTTTATGAAACTGTATAATTTATTTTTTATTTCTCCTTCACCCGTATCATTAGTAATTGGATCGGATAACTTATAACGAATTTCTGCAGATGGTTTATCAAAATCATCTTCATTTTGATATTCAGTATACCATACACCATATTTGAAAGAATTCTTGGTGTCATCTTCTTCGTTTGTTAATTTCTTAATTACAAACTTAATTGTATTTTCATTGAATTCTTTATCAAAACTCAATTCCATACCAGATCCTGCATTTTTGTTGTTGACTGGCCCAGTTACTTCTGCAATTTTTGAAACTTCATATGGTTTAAAATCAAGTCCTTGATTTTTATTTAATTCGTCTCTAAACTTAACATTTTTCTTATTAAGTTCAGCAGTTTCATTGATAACATTTGCGAATGATCTACGAAATATTTCTTTCAATTTGGTTCGTATTTCGTTCTTTTTTGCGTCTGGTACATTTGCATACAATGCACGCAAATATCTTTGAACATCACCGTCAGTACATCCAAGTTTTTTACCAGTGTCTTTGTTGTAAATACATTTACCTTTGATTTTATATGGCATAATACTATAAATATCAATATTTTTTATTACTTTCAATTTTTTATTTATATTTATTTAACAGTAATACGACATTTCCTTTGTCGCAACATATAATTAATTAATCTTCATTGAAGTTCAAATCCTCAATAACTTCACACAAATAAGGAAAATAAATATGTCAAATCTATTAAAAGAAGCTATTGCTGACGCTAAGGCTGTACGTGCTACAGCACTTGCAAATGCAAAAGCTGCGTTGGAAGAAGCATTCCAACCAAAACTAGAAGCTATGTTAGCCGAAAAATTAAAAAACGAAATTTCTGAAGGTGAATATGGTTCAGATGAAGTATCTGAAACAATGCCAATGGAAATGTCCGCATCAGATGATGCAATGGATGAAGGAATGGAAATTACAGATGAAGAATTAAATGAAATTCTCGCTGAACTAGAAGGTGAATTGGATGAAGCAGGTCAAGTTGACCCAAATGTTCCAGTCGCACCAGCACCTGCTCAAGTTGATCCAGCCGCAGCAGCACCAGCTCCTGCTCCAGTTGCACCAGTTGATCCAATGACAGCTCCAGTTGCACCAGCTCCTGCTCCAGTTGATCCAGCCGCAGCAGCACCAGCTCCTGTTCCAGTAGCCGAAGAAGCTGAAGGAGAAGAAGTAGTTGATCTACAAGAACTTCTTGATTCATTGAACGAAGAAGAAACCGAAGAAGAAGAAATGGAAGAATCCATCGTCAATGAAGAAAAGGAAGAAGACGACGAAAAAGAAGAAAAGGTAGATGAAAAGATTGAAGATGAAAAGGTTGACGAATCTCTTCAAGCTGAATTGAACGAAGCTATGTCTACTGTTCAATATCTCCGTGATCAACTTAACGAAGTTAATTTGTTGAATGCAAAGTTGCTATATACAAATAAACTATTTAATCAATTTAACCTCGACCAAAAGCAAAAACTTAAGGTTGTGGAAACATTCGACTTGGCTAAGTCCATCCGTGAAGTCAAGTTGAGTTATACTATTTTGTCCGAATCATATAGTTTAGGTGGATCAGTTGTCAAAAAGACTAATACAACTGCAAAAACAATCACCGAAGGTTTGGCAAGTAAACCAGTTGCATCAACAGCTCCTGCAAAGGAATTGATTGTAGAAAACAGCAACGTGATGGCTTCAAGATTCCAAAAGCTCGCCGGAATTAAGAAGTAAAAAGTTAAATTAAGGTGAGTAAAAACTAACTATAAAATAAATTCAAATTATGAGTGATATTAAATCATTATTGACAAACAATATGAATCCACAGGCTAAGTTGATGACTGAAACCCGTGGATTGCAAAGCAAATGGGACAAGACTGGTCTTCTTGAAGGACTAGAAGGTGTCGATAAGGCACACATGTCCATCTTGCTTGAAAACCAAGCACAACAATTGTTGAACGAAGCTACCGCTACTGGTACTTCTGCAAACAGTGAACAATGGGCTGGCGTAGCTCTTCCATTGGTTCGTCGTGTATTCGCTGAAATTTCCGCTAAGGAATTCGTTTCAGTTCAACCAATGAACCTACCATCCGGTCTAATCTTCTATCTAGACTTCAAGTATGGTACTACCCGTGGTGGTCTTCCAGGCCAAAACGGTTACACCACCAATCAATCATTGTTCGGTGGTAACGGAATTAAGCTAGGTTCTACCGATGCTGCTGTAAACGGTCTATATGGTGTAGGTCGTTATGCTTATACTGAAAACTATCAATCAGCATCATTTGCATATGTAACTGGTTCTGTAAGTTTTAGTGATGTTGATTTGAATTCAACTTATGTTGCTACAGGTTCTTACAAGAAGATTACTGTTAACATTGGTGACAATAGTAGTGCAAGAATTGATTTGAACGCTGTAAGAAGCTTTGCTTTGAGTGGTTCATCAATTGATCCAACACTTCAAATCAATGAACTAACTAAGGTATACAATACTGGTTCATTGGCTTCACCATATTACAGAATTCAATTCATCGTTACTGGTTCACAAACACCAGCTCAAGGTGGTTCAGCTGTATTGACCTACACCACACAACCTACCGATAGCACCCGTGGCGACTTCGAAGATACCAATCCATTCAAGGGTGGCACAGGCAATGTTGGTATCAACCAAGGTACCGACATCAACATTCCAGAAGTTAACTTGGAACTTAAGAGCGAACCAATCGTTGCTAAGACCCGTAAGTTAAAGGCAGTCTGGACCCCAGAATTGGCTCAAGACTTGAATGCTTACCACAGCATTGATGCAGAAGCAGAATTGACTGCTCTCTTGAGTGAATATGTATCAATGGAAATTGATCTTGAAATCATGGACATGTTGATTAATGCTGCTCCAGCATTGACAACTGAAGGATGGTCTGCAGTAATCGGTAAGGACATCATCAAGGGTGCTAACGATGCTAACGGACTACCAACATTCACCGTAAACAACGATTCAACCAATCGTACTGCTTACGTAAAGAGCACTTGGTACCAAACTCTTGGTAACAAGATTCAAAAGGTAAGCAACAAGATTCATCAATTGACTCTACGTGGTGGTGCAAACTTCCTAGTAGTAGGTCCAGATGTAGCAACCATCTTGGAATCAATCCCAGGATATGTTGTTAACACAGACGGTGATTCTGCTAAGTTCGCAATGGGTGTAAGTCGTGTTGGTAGCTTCGCAAGTCGCTTCCAAGTCTACAAGAACCCATATATGCAAGAAAACACCATCTTGATGGGCTTCCGTGGAAATAACTTCCTAGAAACCGGTGCCGTATATTCCCCATACATCCCACTAGTACAAACTCCATTGGTATACGATCCAGTCAACTTCACACCACGTCGTGGCGTATTGACTCGTTATGCTAAGAAGGTTGTTCGTCCAGAATTCTATGGTAAGATCTATGTATCTGACCTAGACCAAATCTAATCAATACTAAGATAGATTAAACAATGACCCCGGCAGAAATGCCGGGGTTTTTTATTTTGTAATTCTATTTATATTATATGATAAATTTAACTGACATAGTGGATGAAATTTTAGAAAAAAATGCGCCAATGAAATTGGTTCAAGATACCGTAATCAGTTCCAATTTAAAATATCATTTGGATCATAATCTTGCTCTTGAAGAAAATGTATTTAGAACTTATAGTGAATCTTATTTTTCATTGATAAACGAAGTTCGTGAATTATATAATCAAGATCTAATTGAATTGAATGACGACGATGTAGACATTGTTGAAAGTGATCTTGGTCGTAAATCAATATATGAAGGAATGGAAGTTTATTTAGATGCGCCAATTGAATTGGAAGAAGATGAATATCTAAATGAGGTAAAACACAGAGGTAGAACTGTACATCTTAGTAGACCATTTAGAACTCCAGGAGGACCAAAGAAATTTGCTGTATATGTAAGAGGTAAGAATGGTAATATCAAGAAAGTTACATTTGGTGATCCTAAAATGCGAATTAGAGCTAGTAGTAAAGCTCGTAGAAAAAGTTTTAGAGCTAGACATAGATGTAGTCAAAAGAAAGATAGAACTACAGCCGGATATTGGAGTTGTAGAAGTCATAGAATTAAATCTTTAGGTACCAAGAGTAAGGGCAAATATTGGTGATATGGAATTTCCATTTAAAGAAACACATTTACAAGATAATTTATATCTAAGAGAATTTGAAGAAAATGTAGATATAGATGATTTGGAATGGCACAGAGACAGAGAAGATAGAATTGTAGAAATAATTGGTGCAACAGATTGGCAATTACAAATGGATAATGAATTACCAAAAACTATGTCTGGTAAACTTTTTATACCAAAAGAAGTTTGGCATAGAATTATTAAAGGAAATGGTGATTTAAAAGTTAGAATAACTAAATTATAATATATTTATAAATAATGAGTGCTAATTTAGATCAAGATAGAGTAAGATGGCCTGGTAGCGGTAGTGCTGTAACTACTGGAAGCATACCATTTGGATTTTATTTGACAGAACCTACTCCTGTTAGTTTAACAGCAAGTGTTGGATTTTTTGAATATGACTGTGAAAAGAGCGCAGAGTGGGCTGCAAAAAGAATGGGATATCCAATCATTGACATTGAACTAATTGATGTAAATTTTTATGCAGCATTTGAAGAAGCTGTTAATGAATATGGTGCTCAAGTAAATCAATTTAATATTAGAAATAATTTATTAAATTTACAAGGACTAAGTACCGCAGATAATCCTAATATTACAGGTAAAAATGTTACTGGAACAGGATTACCCTATATAATTCAATTAGCTAAAGGATATGGTAGTGAAGTTGGTGTAGGTGGATATGTTGATATAAAAAAAGCTGCAGTCCAATTAACTTCCAGTGTACAAACATATGATTTACAAACAATAATTGGTACAACTCTTGAAACAGGTAGTAGAGTTGAGATTAGAAGAGTGTTTCATGGTCCTCCACCAGCATTTGCTCGTATATATGATCCATTTAGTATGACTGGTATGAGTTACAGCAATGTATTGAATGAAATGGGTTTTGCTGGATATAGTCCTGCTACACAATTTTTGATGACACCAATATTTGAAGATTTATTAAGAGGTCAAGCAATTGAATTTAATGATATGGTTCGTAAGAGTGCATATAGCTTTGAAATTGTCAATAATAAATTAAAGATATTTCCTATTCCTACTCACGATCATACAATTTATGTTGAATATGTTGTTGAAAAAGATAAATTAAATAGTGCAAATACATTTAGTAGTGGAAGTAATTATGATGTAGTCAGTGATTATAGTAATGTTCCATATCAAAATGTAGTTTATTATAAATTAAATGCAGTTGGAAAACAATGGGTTAAGAAATATTTCTTGGCATTGTGTAAAGAAAATCTTGGAATGATTAGACAAAAATATAGTACAATTCCAATTCCTGGTGGAGAAGTAACACTAGATGGATCAGAATTAAGAAGTGAAGCTTCTGCGGAAAAAGAAACTTTAATAACTCAACTGAGAGAAAATCTTGAAGCAACTAGTCGTAAAGCTCAAATGGAAGCTAAAGCAGATGAAACTGAAAAAATGACATCAATCATGAAAACAGTTCCATTATTAATTTATATTGGATAACATATGGCATTATTTGGAAGATATTTTAGTCAACGAGACATTAATTTGGTAAACCAATTTAATGCAGAATTATTGCGTGATATTATTGAAACGCTTGTTGTTTTGTTTAAAATCGCACCAAATGAAACCAACACAAACATTTATGGTGAAACAGTTGCGGCTGAAGGTAAAAGTTTTTATCCTGGTGTAGAATTAAGTACTTTAATTGATCGTGGTGATATTAGTACCGATGATGAAGGATTTGGTCCAGATAGAGATCAAACAGTTGTATTTAAATTCAGAGAACTATCTTTAAAAGATGCAAGTTTTTATCCTGAAGTTGGTGATTTGATATTATTCAATGATCGTTATCATGAAATTGATAATGTTGTACAAGAACAATTTTTAGGTGGTCAGTCAAATAAATCGCATAGTATAATCTGTAACAGTCATTATACTAAGTTGAGCAAGATTAATTTAGTTAACCGTCAATATTAATTATGTGGGAAGGTAATAAAAACAATCCAGTACCAACAAATAACAATGTTGAAAAGAACAATCCTATTGTATCCAATGTAAAAAACATTGCATTGGATACTAGAAGAGATGAAGATCCAAAGAAAAACTTTACCGTTAGTTTATTGGATGTTGATACTGCATTGATTAGTTATATACAAAATGTTATTAATCCTACTGTAATTGACGCAGGTGAAAATATAAAAGTGCCTATTATATATGGTAATCCTGAAAAATGGTATGCCGCAAAAGCTCAAGGCGGTTTAAGAGATCAACAGGGTAAATTACAAATACCATTGATAATGGTTAAAAGAACATCATTTGCGAAAGATGAAGGTTATCAAACATTTAATCGTTATTTGAGTTATCCAGTAATGACTAAGTTCAATGAAAAGAACAAATACGATAAATTTAATTTATTAAATAAGACAGTTGCTCCTACCAATCAAATATTTGCAGTAACAATGCCTGATCATATTAAGGCAGAATATGAGTTTATTGTATGGACTGAATATGTTGAACAAAACAATGCAATATTAGAAAAAATTAATTTTGCAGAAGGAGATTATTGGGGAGATAAACAAAGATTTAACTTCAGAGTTAAAATTGACAATTACACAAATACTATAGAAAGTAGTGGTGAAAAAGACAGAATGGTAAGAAGTACATTTACTTTAACTACCAATGCTTATTTGTTGCCAGAATCTTTTGAAGATAGAAAACAAACTGTTCAAAGATTATTGACACCAAAACAAGTAAAATTAACAGCAGAAATTGTTAGTAGTACTCAAATGGCTAAGGTTAATCAAAAGGTTAAAGATAACACTTATAGTAACAAAGGAAATCCTTATTATAGTATAAATCCTATTGCAGAAAATGATAGTGAATGGAGATTTCCTAAAGGTACTATCGCAACCGAACAATCTACTACTGCAGCTGGAGAAGCAATTACTACAATTAGACAAAGTTATGCCGCATTGATACAACAAACTATAAACTTAACAGTTAGTGGTTCTCAAGAAGTTACTATTTGGCATGATGTTCCAAATACACCAACTGATTATGGTGAACCAGGTTGGATGGCATATGATGGTGATTATCATTATATTTATGCTGGTGGAAGATGGTTAAGACAATCAATTGCGGATTGGACTGTGTAATGTCAAGAATTATATATTAATATGTTTTATATTTATATTTATAACTAGATAAAGACGAAATTATATGCCATACCCCAATTCTAACACTTTAAATATAGTAATTCCACAAACTTCTGCGTCATTGCAGGGTGGACAAGCACCATTTGTCGAAACAATTATTAGTGGTTCACGACTTATTTTACAAACCGATTCATTTGGTTTTTTAACAGGTTCATCTGATATAAATGTAAATAGTATTACTGCTAGCAATATTAGTGCAAGTGGTTATATTAGTTCCAGCAATTTATATGTAAAAACTAATATTACTGATGCTGGAACACTTACTGTAGTTGGTGCGTCAACATTGGCTGGATTGACTGGTACTACTGCCACCTTCAGTGGATTAGTTAGTGCGAGTGCAGGGTTAACTGCGAGTGCAATACAAGATGCGGGAACACTTACTGTTGTTGGCAATAGTACATTATCAAATGTATTTGCGACAAATGTTACCGCTTCAAATATAAGTGCAAGTGGTAATATTAGCGCAAGCAATGAATATATTGCGGGTACACTTACAGTAATAGGAAATTCCACATTATCAAATGTATTTGCAACAAATATTACTGCTAGCAATATTAGTGCAAGTGGCAATATTAGTGCTAGTACAGTAAGAGTAGAAACAAGTATAGTTGATGGCGGAACACTTACAGTATTAGGCAATACAGTATTAGGCGATGCAGTAACTGATACTACACGAATTACAGGTAGTACATCTATTAGCGGAAGTTTGTCTGTAGTAGGAAATACAACTTTACAAAATACATTTGTTACTAATTTAACCGCTTCAAATATAAGTGCAAGTGGATTTATTACAGCAAGTGCATTATATGTTGATACTAATGCAACAATTAATGGTGATTTAACAATAAATGGTGGAGACATTATATTATTAAATACTGCAACAAATATTAGTTTGTTGGATAATGTTGGTGGTGCATTAGATATAAAAGAAGCAGCAAATTCTTATATAAAAATTGCTACCACGGATGCAAATCCAAATGTTACATTTGGTGTAACACCTACAGTTTACATTTTAAAGACTACTGATAACGATTTATTAACATATGATAACGGTGCGTTGCAAGTAGGCGGTGGTGTAGGTATAAACAAAAATTTATTTGTTGGTGCAAATACATATACTGTTGGAAATTCATCTATTACTGGCAGTTTAACTGTTGGCACAACATTAAGAGTAAACGGTAATAGTATTTTAGGTGATTCTTTAAGTGATGTAAATACTTCTAGCGGAAGTTTGAGAGTATTAAATACAACAAATAATGATCAACTAACATATACAAATGGTGCATTGGTAGTAGATGGTGGTGTTGGAATTGGAAAAAATTTATTTGTCAGTGGATCTATGTTGGTTAACGGAGATTTTACTGTATTTGGTAGTTCCAGTGTAGTTTATATTAGTTCAAGTACAGTAATCATTAATGATAATATCATTCAATTAAATGCATTTTTCCCATATGAACGATATGCTGGTTTTGAAGTATTTGATAGTGGTAGTAATCAAAGAAGCGCATCATTACTTTGGGATGGTAAAAATGATAATTGGATAACAGTAGATCAAGTAAATAGTGCAAGTAACATAATAGTGGGTCCAACTAGTTCGTTTGCATCAGATAATATTACTGGATTTACTACTAATAGAATTCCAAAAGCATATGATGCTACTGGTATTACCGATTCTGCTTTGAGTGATAATGGTACAACATTATCTTATACTGGAACTACAATCAGTTCAAGTATACTCACTGCAACTACTGGAAGTATAACATATATTACTGGTGCATTGGTTACTTATGTTACTGGTTCGTTTACAACATTAACGATTACTACAGGAAGTAATCCTGGTGCGGGTGCGGTTCCATCAACACCAACTTCGGCTGGTATGCCTGGACAAATTAATGTTGATAATAATTTCATATATGTATATACCAACAATATTTGGAAGAGAGTACCAATTTCTAACTGGTCAGTCTAATATAGAATAACCAATAAAAGTGTAAATAAAGTGATAACCCAAGAAATAAACCTCTTGGGTTATTATATTTATATAAACATAAATAAAGTAATATTTATACAATATGCCAATAGGATCTGGAATAGTTTATAATACCGGCGATTTAATCTTAAGTCAAGTAAGTAGTTCAGGTACAGCATTTTTAGAAACTAAAATAGCTGCAGCAACCAGTTCTCTCATTTATTTTGATAGTACCGCTCGTATTAATAGCGCATCATTAAATAGTATCACCGTAGGTACTGCAAGTTATGTAAGTGGTAGCACCTCCATAATTACTAATCTTACCGCAAGCAATATTAGTGCAAGTGGAACAAGCAGTTTTGGTTATATAGGTATTGGAACTACAAATCCTAGTGATAAATTATCTATAATATCTGGTTCAGTAAGAATTGCATCGACATCTTTAGCTGGGGCACTTTTTCTTGGCAATGATACTAGTAATATATATTTACAAAGAGATAACAGTTATGATTTAAGTTTGGTTCAAAATGGTGATTCAAATAGTGCGTTATATTTAGCAAGTGCGGGTAATGTATATGTAAACATTGATTCTAATAATAATGATACAGACAAAGCATTTATTGTACAAAATAATGCGCTTAAAACCGGAACAGAATTATTCAGAGTAAGTGAAACAGGTAATGTTGGTATAGGTACATCTATCCCAAGTCAAAAATTACATATTAAATCAACTGATACATTTGCTGCAATAAAATTTACCAACAGCGTTTCTGATGCTGGTATTATAAGTTATTCATCTGATAATCTTTATTTTTATACAGCAAATGCTCAAAGAATTACGATTGACACTGCTGGCAATGTTGGTATCGGAACAACTGTTCCTGGTGCTTTATTGGATGTATCATATGGTGATTATCAAAATGCAGGAACAATAAGAATAGGTGCGGATATAGGAGTCAGTATATCCAGAACCAATAATACAAGAAAATATGGTGCGATTACAGGATTTCCATATAACAATGCATCTGCATCTATTCAAGTAATAGGGATTGATGCACAAGGTCCAACAATAACAGGTTTAACTATTGGTGGTGGTGGAACAGGTTTTGCATCTCCAACTCAAATTCAATTTTATACCACCTCTTCAACTATTGCTCCCGGCGCAGAAAGAATGCGTATTGATAGTAGTGGTAATGTTGGTATTGGTACAAGTAGTCCAT